GACGTGGCCAGAGCCAAGGACGCCCTAGAGCACCCTACCCAGAACCTCCTAAGAGTTGGGAGAATGTTCCTCCACCTTCTTCAGCACAAAGAAAAACAAAATCGGAATCATAAATTATGCCATATCAACAAGTACAAACCAGAGGTGGGAGCTTTTCAGGAGATGATCTTCCTGAGTCACGTAGCAGACGCTCTCATGTCCTTGGGCCAACTGGTATTTCTCATATGCTAATGAGGCCAAAGAAATCTAAAATTCTTAGTCCTCAGAAAAAGAAAAGAAGAAGAGTCGATAGAGTCGTACCAGCGCCTCGGAAGCTTCACGGTGGGCCAACTGGCGTTTCTCATCTGCTAATGAAAAACTACTTTTAGTAGATAAACATTTACTAATCATGGCTGACGTACTACAAGAACTTAACGAGGAGACTCTGGGGCAAATCCACGCTGCTCTCGCTTCGGAGCTATTAAACCGCATAAGAGATGGTGAAGCTACACCTACTGACTTAAACGTGGCTCGCCAAATGTTGAAGGATAACAACATTACGGTTACACCCGCGTCAGGGTCTCCTCTGTTAAATATCTTGGAGGAACTACCTTATGATGAAAAAGGGACAATCATCAACATGCCACAAAGAGAACCACCGCAAGAGTCAGCAGAAGTATCGGGATGAAAACTGGGATTACCGCCTGATTCAAGGGTGTTACCGGAAAAGCGTTAAAAAATACCATGATACCAATATTGACCGAGGATACCTGCGTCAACTCTGGGATGAACAACGAGGTCTCTGCTTCTGGACTCAAATTCCCATGCTAACCTATTCAGTTTACAAGAGACATCCTCAACTGGTTAGTATTGATCGTATTGATTCCGATAAAGGCTATAGCGACTCCAATGTGGTTCTTGCGTGTGCCTTTGCCAACTACGGCAAGTCAGATACCGATGTAAGAACTTGGATTACTTTTTTGCAGGTGTTGAAGAGGGCCATGAATCCATTCTTCGATAACCTTCCTCCCACAGATGATGACTCAGAGAGTTCGCTACTTTTGTCACTGCGGCCTCATCCCAGTAGGAAGAAGCCTTTACCTGATGAAGAAGCTCATGAATAAGCGTATCCAAGTACTCCCTAGGGGTTTGCCTAGGGTCAATCTCGATCAAACCATCAGGGTGTGCAAGGCCCACAGCCTTGTGACGGCCCAGCTTTCTCCGTTTGATCCTTATAACCACCTTCTGTGGCCCAGAATCAGCCCTAGGAGCCTTCGTAGTATCCTTACCTCCCATAGTACCAGAACCCTTTCATAACGTCTCTATGACCCCTTTACGCTCCAATATAGACCCACGGCTGAAGGACTTCAGAAACTTTCTCTATCTGGTGTGGAAACACCTGAATCTCCCTTGCCCGACTCCCGTACAGAACGACATCGCTCAGTACGTCCAAGATGGCCCAAGACGGGTGGTAATTCAAGCCTTCCGTGGGGTAGGAAAGAGCTGGATCACCAGTGCCTTTGTGTGTCACCAGTTATTACTGGATCCTACCCTTAACTTTCTGGTGGTATCAGCATCAAAAACAAGGTCAGACGACTTCTCTACGTTTACCCTCCGGTTAATTTCAGAAATGCCCATATTGCAGCACCTGATCCCCCGTGAGGAACAAAGATCCTCCAAGATCAGCTTTGATGTGGGGCCAGCTCCAGCAGCCCATGCGCCCAGTGTTAAATCAGTGGGAGTCACGGGGCAGCTCACTGGTTCCCGTGCTGATATTATTGTTGCTGATGATGTTGAGTCAGCCAACAACAGTATGACCCAGTTAATGCGGGATAGGCTGGGGGAAACTGTAAAGGAGTTTGAGGCTATCCTGAAGCCAAACGGGAGGATCCTATTTCTGGGTACACCCCAGTCAGAAGAGACACTCTATAATTCACTCCTAGAGCGCGGTTATGAGACACGTATATGGCCCGCCAGATACCCTAGTAAGGCTAAAGCGATCTATGGGGATAGATTGGCTAATATAATAACAACAGGGCTGGAGGAGAATCCTGAGGAACTGGAGGGGCAACCCGTGGATCCCGACAGATTCAATGAGTTTGACCTACAGGAACGGGAGGCATCCTATGGGAAGGCTGGGTTTGCCCTACAGTTCATGCTCGACAGTAGATTGAGTGACCTTGAGCGCTATCCGTTGAAACTTAGTGATTTTATTATTCATCCTCTCGATAAGGAGGTCGCAAGTCCCAAGCTGGTGTGGGCCAGCAGTCCAGACCTAGTGATACGGGACATACCAAATGTGGGGTTCAGTGGTGACTACTACCACAAGCCCATGGAGGTCAGTAGTGGACATGAGAAGTACACGGGCGCGGTGATGGCTATTGATCCCTCAGGGCGCGGTCAGGACGAAACTGGGTACGCTGTAGTGAAGATCCTGGCAAGTCAGTTGTTTGTTGTAGATGCTGGAGGCTTTAAGGGTGGGTACGACAAAAACACACTAAGACAGTTGGCTAAGGTTGCCAAAGATAACCAAGTAAACAGGTTAATCATAGAGGCAAACTTTGGTGACGGAATGTTTAATCAATTATTAAAACCTATATTATCAGAAAGTGGTTATAACGTAACCATAGAGGAAGTAAGACATAACAAACAAAAAGAACTAAGGATCATAGACACCCTAGAGCCTCTCTTAAGTAGTCATAGGTTAATCTTAGACCCTAGGATTATTATTAATGATTATAACAGTCTAGGTAGAAGAGGAGGAGCAACTGCGGATAACCTTAGTTATCTCCTTATGTACCAGTTGTCAAGGATAACTCGTGACAAAAGTGCACTTAGACATGACGACAGGTTGGATGCTTTGAGTATGGCTTGTGGATATTGGGTTGAACATATGGCGCAGTCCGTAGATGAAGCTGCAGATGTACTTAAGAATGAGAGAGTGGATCGAGCTTTAGAGAAGTTTTTAGAGGGAGTTGTCGGAAGGAAACCTGTGGGTAACTTATGGATGAAAGTCTAGGTTGTCAAGGGTTATCCATTCTTCTTGTTTGATGTTATTAATTTCTTATATATGGGTAATTTCACACAGGAGAAATACCCCCTTTTTAAGAAAATTGATCGACAAATAGGGTTGTCAATCAGAAAACCCGCAGTTTGATCGACAAAGTGTGAGAGGGTATTCGTTTATCAACGAACAGACGGTTCCCCCCTTGGCCTTCCCGTTCTGAAAACTTCTCGTCTTTCTTGAATCTGCTGATCTAACTGCCCCACGGGGGTGGTTGACAACAGGCTGTACGGGGGGAGGGGGTCTGGTTGTTTTCTTTTTGTGTGTGTCGTCACCTGTAGATGCCTTTGGATGACCTACTATCATCCGCATGACCTAGATTATCCGCGCTCAGTCGCCGCTAGGCTCGCATCCATGCAGCATCAGACGCTTCTTTGTCGGTTCTTCAATCGATATCAACATATCACCAAGACTGGACACACTTAGCTCATGAAGAACCAAGTCGGCGCTAACATTTGCCAGATCCACACCAACCCAAATGTTGCTGCTGCAGCATGGATACTAATTACTTGCTACGCAATGTATTAACGACAAGCTGAAGGATCAGCTTGACCATCCACGGGGTCATATTCCTTGGCCCTCAAGGGGCCACCATATGACCAACGAGAGGATGCTCTTCATCATCCTCTCGAGCTCTCCTTTAGGTACAGTACGTAAGGCCGTGGTTGCCTGCCTGTGACCCTCGCTTTGGCAGGGACTACGTGGCACACCTAGCGCCACATCAGATGTGGCACGTCGGTCTGCTGACGTAGCCTAGCGCGGCGAGTTCGGCCAACCTGTAGAAAGCCACAGGTTGACGCGAAGTCGGAGCGCTAGGTTGTACCAATCCCAGCCAAGCGACCAGAGGAAGGGTCACAGTCAGCCAACCACGGCTGACAACCCTTCTGTAGTTATTATTAATACTATCATGAAACCTAACATTGATACTTGCTTACTAGCAATCGTAGCCTTAACTGAGAAGATTGACTCTCTTGCCGAGAATCAAGCCAAGATCAACACGCAAGTTAACCAACGACGCAACCCGTCACGAGTCTACGAAACCAACGGTAAGAACTCAGCCTTTTGGGGAACTGGCATCGCTGAGGAGGACATCAAGAAAGGTACGGAGATCTCCGTTACTCTCTTCGATGCAGCTCCCTCTCGCACTGGCAAACAAGCCTACGGATTCAAGGTACGTAAGCACACCCCACAAGAGGGACACACAGCAGGTGCTGTCACTTCTGACAATGAGGATCCTTCCTCTACTCCAGAGGAGTCTCGCACCGAGAAGCA